TTCAAGTCACCCCTACCGGGGTGGACGGCGAGACTGGGTATGCGGTCAAGTCTATCGCAGTGTCTCAGCAGCCGTTGGGTGGGTCTACTGGTGATATTGCTGCGGACACGCTTTCACTGTCGGGCCGTTCAGGGTCGCCGCTAGTGCGCGGCACCATCTTGCATCCTTCCGGTACTGCACGGACTGCGACGGGTAACGGTACGGCACGGCAGGTTGGTGCTGTACTTACCGGCGAAAAAGTCTATGGGGCACTGAATGTGGTTGCCGCTTCAGGCACGACCCCGACGTTAGATGTGGTCGTGGAGTCTGCTAGCGACGAGGCTTTCACTTCGCCTACGTCACGGTTGACGTTCGCACAGACCGCGACGGTCGTCGGGGAATGGAAAGAGTTGGCGGGTCCTGTCACGGATACGTGGTGGAGGGTCGTTTATACGCTCGGCGGGACTACCCCGTCGTTCAAGTTTGGCGTCACAGTTGGCGTCCGTTAGGCAGTCATAAACCCCACCCATCACCTCGCCGTCGGCGGGGTTTCGTATTTAGGAGATAAAAAATGGCTACGTTTGTACTCACCGACGCAAGTGTAACGATCAACTCCGTCGATCTCAGCGATCACGGCAATCAAGTTTCGATCACATATGAAGCCGAAACGCAAGACGACACCGTGTTTGGTGACACTACCCGTTCATCTATCGGTGGTCTTAAGAACTGGTCGGCTTCCGTGACGTTCTTGCAGGACTTCGCGGGGAGTGAGGTTGATGCGACAATGTTCCCTGCTGTAGGGACTACCGTCCCGATCATCTTCAAACCGACTTCAGGTTCGGTGTCTGCTACTAACCCGTCATATACGGCTACTGCGTTGGTGACTTCGTATGCGCCGATGGGTTCTTCGGTCGGCGATTTGGCGTCTGCGTCTGTGTCGCTGGTTCCGGGCGGTTCCGCTCCGGCACTGGTCCGTAACGTAAGTTAATGTTTCCACGCAGCGAGGGGGCCTCCGATGGGTGAACGTCTGGTAGTCGGAGGCATCCCCGAACTGCGTAAAGCACTGCAAGCCGCAGGTGGCAGGCCGCTCGAAAAGGAACTAGGAAAGGTCCACAAGCGGATCGGGATGATGGTCATATTCCGCGTGGGCGGGTCGATTTCCGGTGTTGGTCTCGGTAAGGGCGCACAGATCAAACCTTCCGCGACGGTGCGCGAGGTGGTCCTGTTTGTGGGTGGGGCGCACCGTGCGGGCGGCGGTCCGGTGAAACCGAGGCAGTGGGGTATCCGGCAGATTTGGCCTGCACCCGCACGTCCCTACATTGTCGGCGCAGCAGTGGAACTGGCACCGGACATCGTGCGCATGTATGAGCAGGGCATCGAAGACATTTGGCAACGCAACTCTTGGGGGTAAAGCATGTCTGACACTAGCATCCAACTGCAAGTTAACGGTGAGACGGTAGATCTCGACGTGTCCGATATTGACGGTGTGGAGTGGCGGGAGGTCCGTAAGGTTTCCGGGTTCCGTCCGAAGGAACTTTTCGACGCCGCAACCGAGATGGACTTTGAGGCTTTCGCTGCACTGTTGTGGGTGGTACGCCGCCGCAAAGACCCGACACTAGAGTACGACACGGTGTTGAAGTCTTTGACGCTTTCGTCTTTCCAAGCGGGTGATGACGAGGCCGTTGACCCCCCAGACGTCGCCGGGAGTTAAGAGAGTCGCTTCCGGCGTTTTCTTACCATTTTGGGATCAGCCCGTGGGAGATAGATCTCCTTACTGACGGAGAGATCGAAGTGTATATGACTCAAATTCATGGGCCGGCGAAGGGTGGTGAGGGCTAATGGCGGCTAAGGGTACCCTCACTATCCGCGTCTTGGGTGACGCGAGCGACTTCAAACGTGCGATGAAGTCGGCGCAGTCTGGTGCGATGAAGTTCGGGAAGATACTTGCCGCAGGGATGCTTGCCGCAGGTGCTTCGGTGGCTGGTGCGCTAGTATTTTCTGTGAAGAAGTTTGCCGATTTCGATCAGGCTATGACCCGCTCGACCGCAATCATGGGCGACGTTTCTGACGCGATGCGTAACGACATGGCTAGCGCTGCACGTGAAGTGGCGAAGACTACCGCGTTCTCGGCTACAGAGGCAGCAGATTCTTTCTTCTTCCTTGCTTCGGCGGGTCTTGACGCTGCCGAGTCTATCGGTGCGTTGCCTAAGGTTGCTGCGTTCGCACAGGCGGGCGCTTTCGATATGGCGCTTGCCACCGACCTTTTGACGGACGCGCAGTCTGCTTTGGGTCTTGTGGTGGACGATTCGGCAGAGTCGCTAAAAAACATGGTGCGTGTTTCTGACGTGCTGGTGAAAGCCAACACGCTGGCAAACGCTTCTGTTCAGCAGTTCTCTGAGGCGTTGACACAGAAGGCGGGTGCTGCACTTCGTGCGTTGAACAAGGACGTGGAGGAGGGTGTTGCGGTTCTTGCCGTGTTTGCCGATCAGGGTGTTAAGGGTGCTGAGGCTGGCGTTGCGCTTAACGCTGTACTTGAGGGTCTTACCCGTACGGCACGGTTGAACGCCGACTCTTACAGGGACCTTGGCGTGTCAGTGTTCGACGTTGACGGCGAGATGCGCAACATGGCTGACATCATCAGCGACATCGAAACAGGGTTGGAGGGGATGTCGATTGAGGCGCAACTTGCTGCGCTGGCACAACTCGGACTGACCCGTACCGCACGTGACGGCGTAGTCCAACTGTTGGGCACGTCTGATGCGATGCGCGAATATGAAGCGTCGTTGAGGGACGCGGCGGGCACGACACAGGATGTTGCAGATAAGCAGATGCAAACTTTCTGGATGCAGATGGGGCTGGTTAAAGACCAGTTGATTGACGTCGCACTGTCTGTAGGGCAGACGCTCATGCCTGCACTGGAAGGCTTTGCCGCATGGTTGCAAGCGAAACTTCCTGACATCACCTACTGGTTCAACCGTGTATCTGGCAAATTCATGGATCTTCTTGGCGTGTCTAGGACTGCCACGCAAGGTTCTATAGATCATGCTATGCAGTGGAATGACGTTTGGGATGACGCTGCCGGTGGGACCGTGGAGGCGGTCGCGCAGATGGAGCGGAAGACAGGACAAAGTTTCGCTAACATCACTGAAGCGTCTGTCGAGATGAAAGATCAGGTTGTTAGTGACGCTACGGACTGGACTGCGCATTGGGAGACGGCGGCTAAAGATTTCAGTGAATCGACAGGGAAGATGGACGACGAGTTCACTGAGGCTGGCGAATTCATGTCGAAACTTATGGACGCATGGAAGACCATTTGGAGGACAGAGGTTGAGCCGTGGTTCATGACCGTGGCTGTGCCGTGGGTTACTCAAGTGTTTGCTCCGGAGTTGGCGCGCGCGTTCGGGCGTGCGGCATGGGCCGGGATAAAGGCACTGGTGTCGTCGGCGAACGACGGTTGGCGCGAGATGGGCGACCAACTATCTGGCCCTAAGATCGGTGCAGATTTGGGTCGTGGGCTCATCGAAGGCGTGGAGTCCATGTACCCCAAGATCGCTGAGGTGTTTGGAACGAAGTTACCTGAACAGATTACCGGCCCGTTGACTGACGGTCTTGAGATTCGGTCGCCGTCTAAACTGTTCTTCAGGTATGGCGTGGCGACGATGCAAGGATATATTGACGGCGCCAAGTCTAAGGGTGAAGAACTTCAGAAGACTATGCGCGACATTTTTGCTGAGGTTGCGCAGGGCGTGTCTACTATCCTTGGCGGGGTTGGTGCTATCCGTGGGCGTGCTGATGCGCAGCGGCGGCTCACAGAGGCTGAGGTAGATCTTGCTGAGGCGCGCGAAAGGAAGCAGGCGCTGCCGGGAGAGATTGCGGACGCCGAGTCGGAACTTGCCGCACTGCGTGCGGAAGGTGGGGATCAAGCCGAAGGTCTAGCGGAGTCGGAGCGTCGTCTGGCCGATCTGCGTGTAGAGTTTGAGGCAATCGACCGGCGACTTATCGATACTGTGGATGCGTTGACGGACGCACAACTGGCTGCGGTCGCAGCAGAACAGCGGCTGTTAGAATCGGGTCAAGACCTGATCGCTTTGACACCCGATCAGGAAGACATGTTCAAGCGGCTTGCGGAGTCGGCGGGTCTGACTTCTGATGCTATCGACCGGCTGATCAACAGGTATCGTACTTTGGGTGAGGTTGCTGCGCGTGGCGGTTCGGTTGATGAGCGGCTGATTGCGTCCGGTTCGCCGTCCGATATTGAGGGCCGTATACGCGACATTTTCGCGAATCGTGGTGTGGGGATCGGGACTGGTACCGAGTCGGAGTCGCAGCGTATTTCTCGGATTGCGGAGGAGGTTCTTGGGGGGCGCACGTTCGAGGATGTGCGCGCTTCTGTGGATCGGATTGCTCGGAACGTTCCGCGGCTTGCTGCCGGTGGGATTGTTACCCGTCCGACGTTGGCGCTGATCGGCGAGGCAGGTCCCGAAGCGGTTATACCTTTGCGTGGTAGGGGTGCCGCGGGCGGGACCGTCATAAACATTACGGTCACTAGTGCCGACCCGCAGGCGGTGGTTGAGGCGATCCGCAGGTATACCCGTACGAACGGCCCGTTGCCTATCGCGGTCGCCTGATGGCTAACCCCACTTTCAAAGTAGAGTTGCTGTCACGGTCCACTTCGGCTTTCTTTAATTTCTTTATTATCGGCGAGTCGTTGATTGGCGGTGCGGACGTTCTCGCTCCTGCATCTGACGTGTGGGCCGACATTTCTGATGACGTAATGTCGGCAACGATTTCGCGGGGACGGTCACGGGATATCGACAATTTTACTGCCGGTACGTGTACGGTCAGGGTGAAGAATCATGGCCGCCGGTTCGACCCGACCAACGTCGCCTCGGATCTTTTTGGTAGTATCGAGCCGATGCGCCAGTTGCGGGTGACTGCGACTTTGGGTGGGGTAGATTACCCGTTGTATCGCGGTTTCGTGCAGGCGTGGGACATTGGCTATCAGCCGGGCGATTGGTCTGAGGTCGATATTGTTTGTGCTGATGCTTTCAGTGTGTTGGCGAACCAGGATATGGATTCGGTTGTTGCGGCGCATGACGGCGATCTGCCGGGCGTGAGGATGGGTCGAGTGTTGGATGCGGTGGAGGTCGCGTTCCCTGCGGGTCTGCGTAGTCTCGATGCGGGTTTGACGGTGTTGGGTGTCACGACTTTCGGCGAGAACGCTTTAGGCTATTTGCAGAGGGTTGCGCAGTCTGAGCCGGGTGACCTGTTCGTTACGACCGCTGGTGCCCTCCGTTTTGTGGAACGCAACGGCAGAGATTCGACGGTGCAGGCCACGTTCTCTGATGACGGCTCGGACACCGCATATGTCAGTATCGGGCAGCAGTTCGGTGTGGACATGCTACACAATCGGGTGCGGGTTTCAGGCGTCACGGGCACTGTGCAGACGTCAAGTGATACTGTCTCGCAGGCCACCTACCAGGTACGCACTTTAGATCGTACCGGTCTACTGATGCAGGCTGACGCGATCGCGTCGTCACAAGCGTCGTTTCTTTTAGGCCGGTTTGCTAAACCGGAGTTCCGGTTCTCGGAGGTGACGGCGAACGTCGTGTCGTTGTCTGATGCGCGGGCTGCGGAGTTGTTGGGCCTTGAACTTGCCGACAGGGTGAATGTTGAGTTGACCCCGCCGGGTGGTGGGTCGCAGATTGTGCAGGCTGCGTTTATCGACCGGTTGTCGTGGGGTGTTTCGTCTGGCGGTAAGGTCGTGTCCCTGTCTGCGTCGGTGTCTGCGGGTACTTCTGCTGTAGGGTTCATTATCGGTGATCCGCAGCTTGGTATTATCGGTACGTCGTTGATCGCTTTCTAGGAGGTTTTTATGGGTGTCCCAGCAGGTTTCAAAGATTTCGTTACCGGTGCTTCTCTCCCTGAGGGTGATCTTGACAATTATCTTATGGCGCAGACGGTCATGACTTTCGCTGATGTGACGGCGCGTGACGCTGCGTTGACTTCCCCTGCGGAGGGGATGCACGCGTATCTTAAAGATAGCGATACGGTGTCGTGGTATACGGGTGCTGCATGGAAGACGCTGCCCGGCGGTGTGACGACTGCCGGTGATGTGGTCTATTTCGACGGGACTTCGTGGGTGCGTCTTGCGGTGGGTACTGCCGCGCAGGTGTTGACGGTGAATGCGGGTGCGACTGCGCCGGAGTGGGCGACGTCTACCGCGGCAGT